AAGAATTAAAACGAACTGGCAGGAAGATAGATAAGCAGACAAGAAGATCCGCAAGACAGTTTGCGGCTCAGGCAGACAGGGGTGTTACCACCAGAAGCAGATGTCCTGCCTGTGCCACCAAACTCAATCTCATCTTCCTCCTCTTCTTCAATGTAGGATTCACCAAGGAACTGGCTGACAGTATCAGGGAAGTCAGGGAGTTCTGGGGCAAGTGCAGATGCAAGTTCTTTACCGCCCGCACCTGCTGCTAATCCAATACCAGCACCAACGCCCCCACCAACAAGAGCACCAGCACCGGCACCGGCAAGAGCACCAGCTGTAGTAGCACCCCCAACTGAGCCAACAGCAGCACCACTTAATCCACCAACAGCAGCGCCACCTGTTGCAACAACTGCTGCTGTAATGAGTGCAGTATTGTATACATCCTCATTCCTGTCGTACTCTCTCTCAATGCTTCTGGTGGTAACACCCCTGTCTGCCTGAGCCGCAAACTGTCTTGCGGATCTTCTTGTCTGCTTATCTATCTTCCTGCCAGTTCGTTTTAATTCTTTGCGTGCTCTCTTAAACGGGTTTCCCCATCCCATACTTATCCTCCTTGTCTGGTTTTCAGCATGTTCTCAAGTATGGGATTACCACCAGTTTTAATCCTTGATAGAATCCCTTGGTCTTCCATGCCAGTTCTATCACGTTTAAACTCACCTCTTAATTGAGCCATGGCTATAGCACGTAGGAAGTCCTTGATATCCTGCCAGCCTGACATCTGGAGGTACCTCTCATGGTTCTTCTCTCCATCCCCCGGGATTGACTTCTGCCACCTGAATACATCATCAATCCAGTTACAGAAATCCAGGGTTATACCTTGGGGACTTTCCAGTATCTTATCATTCAAGTTCATCTGTACAGCCCTCTGTGTAGTCTTTTATATAATCCTCTGGTGATATACCAAGATACCTGAGTAGTTCCTGCTGGTCTTCATCAAGTGGGATTCCATGTGTTATAGACTCAACCAACTCTTCAAGCATAACCTGTCTGTCCTTCTCTAATTCAATATCCGACTTGAGGCTATTAATCTCTTGTTCTAATTCATCTATACCCATAGCTCTCCTGTGTTACCTATAGAGTTAGATACTGAGCAGTCTACTCTTGCTTCCTCTCACCCCCTTTGGGGTTGGGGTTCTCCCCCTTCCCCTCTCTGGGCTATCTGCTCAGTGTTAACCTCTATAGGAAGTACTGATTGATTATTTAAGTTTATCTGAACTCTGGTGAGACCTCAGCGGCACTCTCTTTCTGCTCCTGCCTCTGAATCAACATGTCAAGATAATCCCTGGCCTTCTTTAAAGCCACTGATCCCTGCTTCACAGGGTAGCGATAGATGTACTTCACTATGTTACCCTCGAGATAAGAGAGATCATTGGATGCAATGAAGGTAGCGGGTTCAATACCACCACGGAAGTTGTAGTGAGATACATCACGCGGGCATACTGGGTGATCCTCTACGTACTGCTGTCTCTCTGGCTCTGGCTCAGGTACACACGCCACGGGTATACTTACAGGCGTATCCTTTGGCTGCCAGTGCGTGGGCGTAGAGCCATCATATATCATACAGACGTTAGTGCCTGCACCACAACATGCCTCACCTGGGCCTGCATCCTCCAGGGGGCCGTTAGCGCAGTTATGACAGCCAACCTCTAATGGCATGAACCCATTATAATCCTCGCACACACCAAGCCCAGCGGCATCCCTGTTGGTTGCACAGGGCTGGTAATCATTATGCAAAGCAGCATTAAATCTACAGCTTAGGCAATCCATTATTCCTCCTTTAGGTAAGCAAGGGCTTCTGTTACTATACACCCATCATCATGTTTAATAATACTGTCGCCATCCCCTGCATGGTCTCCAGAATAGCAGAATACACAGTAGTGGTAAGTTGACATCTGTAAGCAGTTATCCACTATAGCTTGTGCAAACTTTCTCTTCTGTTCATCCATTATTTATTCTCCTTAAATTCCGCAAGCGCCAGATTTACAACTGACTGTAGTTAGAAACTCTGCTAATTCTTCATGTTCCACACCCGCGCCTGCTTTTGCTTCATCGTATGGAACTGCTGTGAGTGGCTGGCCCCCACGGGCACCATCTGGATAACATGTAATCCCCCTGAGCTTAGGGATGTACTTCAAGAGTGTGCCCTTGAAAGTCTGGAGAGTACGATGATCATTCCAAGGTGTGCCCCATGCAGGTAGATTCAGTGTAGAGGAGATAGCCATATCAACATACTCCTGAATATCAGCCTGGAACTTAATCCTTCTCTCTGGGTCTTTGGCAAGGTCCATGGAAGTCTCAATATCCTTTGGGTCTACCCCACACTCATCAATGAGATACTCAGCAGTTGGGTCAATGATGTACTGGTACATCCACTTGTTGTCCTTGAGGTATCTCCTCTTGAGGCCCACTGCAAACAGTGGCTCGATACCAGAGGTAGTCCCAGCAAGGATAGAGATCGTACCAGCAGGTGCCACTGCCCTATGACGAAGCACTGTAGTGCACCCTGTCTTCTTCTGTACGTACTCAGCACCCATCTCAGAGCCATCCTTCCACGCATCGAGATGTTGGCGTAGCAGAGGCGTAACCTCATAGGGTTCCTTGTTCTTTAGTAGGAATTCATGCACACCCATGAGACCAAGGCCAATGGTTCTGTCTTTCTCTCTGACATCATAGCACTTGGCATATGGGAGTTCAGCCATAAGACTACCACATGTTAGGAACATAGCTGCAAGAGTAGATACTCTGTGCATCTCCTCAACAGAACTAATGCGTGACATATTGACACTACCGAGGTTACACATAGCTGAATCAAACTCAGAGGTAAACTCAGCACAGGCATTCCGGCCTACTTGCTTAGAGTCTTCCCCAAAGTTAAAGCTGAACCCTGGCTCTGCTGTCTGAACCATCTGGTTAACTACTGCATCAAACACCCACCCTGCAAGAACAGCGTGTTCATGCTCTGAGTCCATCATAGCTGCAAGCCACTCATCATCGAGGTTAACAGAGATGTTGGTCATATCAAGGGGTGCAGGGTAGTTGAAGTCCTTAGCCTTCCCGGCCTTCTGCTCATCTGTCCAGTCCTTAGAGTGGATGAACTCTTGGATATCCTTGTGCTGCCAGTTCAGGGAAGCATAGAGTGCAGAACGCCTACTACCACCCTGCATAACATTCCTGCCTATCTCATTCATGGCATACATCAGTGGCAAAGGCCCAGAGGCTTCTCCACCTGTACGTGCAATGATATCACCATGGGGCCGGATCTTATCATAGCAAGTACCACACCCGCCACCAGACATAAGGGCAGAGAAGTGTTGGCTCCCCAAATCAGCCCAGCCCTCTCTTGAGTCCTCAGCTATGAAGGCAAAGCAATTGTTGAAGAAGGCAGCCTCTCTGCCTGCGTAGTAGAGATACCTACCAGCAGGGATGAACTTCATATCCTCAATGGCACTGGCGATAGCATCTACCACCTGTGCCGGAAGGTATGGAGAGCACACCCTGCGCGCGAGCCCATGGGCTAACTCAGGCCATGTGCCACATCCACCCTCTTCGTTTTTGTATTTGGTATTGAAGATGTCCTCTCCAAACTGTGTCCTAAACTCCATAGATCTCCTTGTAGTAGTGATAAGTTTCATTAGAGAACTTCTTGAATGCACCACATGGGTGCCCACATAGGCCATTGCGGTATATGCAGTTGGGTACCATGAACTTAGCAAGATGGTGGTCAACCTTGCCGACTGCTACTCTGATAAGCCTCATGGTTTCCTGTGTTTCTTCACTTGCCTTCTTGCATAGTCGAAGCCTTGACATGGCAATGAGGGCAGCAGCATTTACTTTCATCACATGGTTTGTTGGTGTCCACCTATCTGCCTTAGAGTCACCTCCGAGGTCAGCTCTGTTGGAGCCAACGAAGTGTTCTACTCCAATCTTGTGCCTTACGAAATGTACACTCACAAAGGCAGGTACCCGCATTGATATGATAAACTCTTGGGTACGTATGGGTGAGTGCTCCATCTTGTATGCGCTCTCAAGGTGTTGCCTGGAGTCTTTCTCAAACCTCATTGTTGCAGAGTTACAGTAACGCAGGAGGTCTGCATCAGTGAGCTTTCTTGCTGTCACTTCAATCATTTAGGCTCCTTTTATTCCATGACTCTGTAGCAGTGGCCTCTGCCTCTTTTTTGCTTGGGTAGTGTCCATGGCCTACATCATCAAAGGGTTCACTTGGTGCTACTGCCCAGCAGTTAGTACATCCTGCCTTAGCACGGGGTGGGTAATACCCATAGCTACCACTCACATATGACAAGTGTGCAGGAGATCCACAGAATGGGCATGTTAGTAGTTTAGTCATTCAAGTACTCCTGTATTGTTATAGCTGGATCAATCTGGCCCTCTGCCTTTACAATCTTGCCGTTGTGCTTCTTGGTTCCCTTGAGTTCATTGTTGGTGATAACTACTGACATAGCAAAGTCCATTGCCTGATCAAAGTTTACATGCCCAGCAGACTCGAAGGCATCCTGTAGTAGCTCTTCCATCTCACTCCCAGCATCATTGATCCAAGAGGTTAGATCACCCCAACCCTCTGTCATAATAGAGAATACACCAGCACTTGGTACCTTCTGGCTAAAGTACTTGGCTCTTGTGCCCTCACTTACAAACACAAAGTCACAGTACTCAGCCATCATGTGAGCCAGGGACTCAGCCATGTAGAACTCATTGGCCTCCTCTGTGAGCATCTTGCGCTCCAGTGCAGGATCAAAGTTACCCAGGAGGCATCTGTCTCTATTCCATTTGATTATTCTTGCTTTAAGCTGTGGGTCCATTTAGTTATCCTTTCAGTCTTTAAAACATAGCATGAGGAGTATGATGAGTACACACAGCTTGTATATCATATCAGCGCACTCCATCCAATACCTCCCTCATATCATTTATAAATCTCCTGCGCTCATAGATGAATCCCTGCTTAGGGGATACCCCTGTCTGGTGCCTTACTACCCTCTGGATCAACCAGATGGGTAGCTTAGGTTTTAAACTCACACACTGCGTTACGCAGCTCTTTACTTCTTTTGAATACATAATTACTCCTCCCCAAAGATTGCATCTTTGAGTGCTTGTAGGTTTCCTTCTGAATTGAAAGCGCAACCCGAGCAGTCAATGCCGTTGCATACAAAAGCCTCTTCCCCACATACCCACTTAGGCACATATTTTGTCTGTTCCAAAAGACTTTTAAAGTTAGACAGGACTATCTTCTGGTGTGCCTTCCTCTTGTCTGCTTCTGTCACTTGCGCTTCCTCCTCTTGATAGGTTTCCCATGCTGTGGGTGTATAAACCCAGAGACATTCTCCTTGTGCTTATCCCAGTAGGCTATTAGATTCCTAACCCACTGCTCCCTTGGCATACCCCTTGCTGCCCGTACTGAGCAGTTGTGGATCTTACCTTCCATGCCATTGCAGTTAGAGCACAACACACCTCTGATACCACCAGCATTCTCAGTGGTCTTACGATGGTCGTGGTCCAAGCATCTACTACGAGCTGGCAAGGCCATGAGGTTAACACCACAGAGGGGGCATGTGTAGTTCTGCTCCCTCATCAAGTGCTCCTTAACAGCAGGGATATCCTTGGTCTTAATTTGTAGTGCTGTCAATCAATTCCTCCTCTAATTTAAAAGACACAACCTCAAAGGCCCCAGTGGCTACACCAAGCCTCTTGGCATATGCCCTAAGAGACATCCTTGCTGCATTATGGCTAATGAACACAGTGTGATTCCTTGAGTTCCAGATGAACCTCTTGGTTGCCCTATCCCGGATTCTGTATATCTTTGTGATCTCAAGTTTCAGCCAGTCCGCAGCTAAATCGTCGGGCACTTGTAGTTCTTCCATAGCTCCTCCTCAAGTTTGTCATACTGCATTGAAGTACCCCATAGTTCTGTACCAGTGCGTCTCATCCAGAGGAGTCTACCCTGTTCAAGCAGGAGGCTGCGCCAGGATATTACAATGATGTGACCATCCCATGTAGCCACCTTGGCATGTGGGTATTTCCTGTCGATGAACTCCTTGAAGTAAGCCTCATAGAAAGTCATAACAAGTGCAAGCCCAGTGATATAATCAGTGCAGTCACGGAGGCAAGCATATGCTTTCTTAGGACCAAAGCCACCCCGATAGATACCAAACATTTCTTTGGCAACCAAAGGCACCTTAGGAAGCCCAGGGATGTAATCCGTAGGATCTCCCATAAGCATCTGAGCAAGGAAGAACTTCAATCCCCAGCCCTTACACTCTCCATTCTTGTCCATGTATATCTCACCAAAGCCCACATGCTGAGTAATGGTATCCTGCATGATATTCATGTACAGACCAGGGTTAATACCAATGTCCTTGTCAGTGGTAGCAATCACACACTCATCATACTGCAAGCAGCACCCAGTGAGTATCTGCCAGTTACGCTTAGAGATTGTGTCATCAGCCTCCTCACGTACCGACAGAGTGGCATCCCAGTGCTGGGCCAAGTAAGCCCTTGCGGTGGGCAGATGCTTGG